AACCAGCGTCCAATAATGATTTACCTTTATGACCAATTAAGATTTTTCCAGCTGGGAAGTAAGGGTCACGATACACTTGGTAACGACCTGCTACTGAACCGATTTTCTCGATACCCATGTTGTAAGAATCTTGTTCTGGTTCTGCATTAGAAACGTGGAAATATTCCAAATCGTCGAATACCGCAGAAACTTCTGAAGATACAACAACCCAGTTTGCACCACCTCTTAATGTAGTTTTATGGATTTGAGCTGAAATTTGATTGATTTTTGTAATCAATGTTTGGTTCCAGTCTTTTTGAGTGTAACCTTGTAAAGTTGCACCACCTGTTCCACCGTATTTCCATCCGTTGTAATCCCATTTAGCTGTCCAAGCAGCACCTTTACGTAAATCACGTAAGATTTCACGGTCAACCTCAGCAGCAATTTGCTCAGATAATAAAGCTGTCAATTCAGCCTCAGCGTCGATGTTGTGGAATGCACTAACGTCTTGCGCTAATTCTGGAGACCAAGTTGCTCTTAATTTTCTTTCAGTTACAGAAACTGTTACTGATTGTAAATCGAAAGAAACTTCACCAATTTGATCTTCAAACTCCAAAGTGTCATACACTCTATAAGTTAAAGAAATTTGGCTAGCAGTGAAACCAGTTGATAATGTTGTATCAGCGAAACCAGATGTTGGATCGTAAGTTTGTAAATCTACAGAGATATACATTGAACCTTCTTGATCAACAGTTTCTTTGTAATATTGACCTGATGGGTAGTTAGCAGTTGTAGCTTTTGCACCGTATTCAACAATACCTTTACCGTATTTTTGAGTTACAATGTTAAAGTTTCTTGAAACACCACCGAAAGAAACAACAGCACCAGCTAAGAATTCTTCTGTATCCATAGCGTTACCGTTAGGTCCGATTAATTTACCTTCACCATCTTTAGTGAAACCAGAGAACTTAACGATCAATGAAGAAACGTCAGTTCCAGCTAATGCTGAGTTAGCAACGTTAACTACTGTACCATTAGAGAATGTAACACCTGTGATAGCGTTTAATGTAACCGCAGAATATTGACCTTTTGAATAATCAAAAAGACCAGTATCTGGATCGTTACCATTACCATTATCGTTCTCGTAGAAACGATCGTATAAGTTACCACCAGTATAACCAGCGTTAGCCGCATCAGTTGCACCTGGGTATCCATAAGGATGGTAGTGTGAGTTACCAGCTCCTCTTTCCTGAATTTTAGGAATGAAATAGAATAATTTACCAATTGGTAAGTTCATAGCTTGTACAGACACGATGTCGTTAGCTAATAATTTAGAGAATACACGACGAATGATAGGGAATACCACAGTCTCGAATGAACCAGACGCATCAGCTACTGCTGCTTCGTTGATTAAATAAGACGCTTGGTTTTCATATAATTGCGCGATGTTATCTTTTTGGTGACCGTCTAGACCTTCTAAAAATCCTAAGTCATCCCATTTTTTGATGGTATCTTCTTTGATCACACGTAAGTGTTTAAGACCAATGTTACCTACCATACCTGATTCTAATAATGCTCCCATTTTGTATGTTTTTGTTTTTTTTTAATTTATTATTTTACCTTTCTCATTAAATCTCTCATTCTAGCAAATTGTGGAGCTTCATAAGCTTTTGATTCTGCTAATACTTCCTGAGATGTTGATGATGTAGGTGCGTTAGAGATTTTTTCTACCACTGATTCTGTTACTGTTGTTTTTGAACTTAATTCAGTGTTTATTGTATTGAACAAGTTTTTTGATTCTTGTAATGTAGAAACTGAATCGAATCTCTTCAAAATATTCAATTTCTCTTGTTTTGTTGTCGAATTTTCAGTGAATAAACGAGTTGCGTAAGCTAAGTTTGCGTTAAATACCGCTACTTCGTTAAGTTTATCCTTGAATAAAACTAAAGCCTTTCTATATTCGCCATTTTGTTTTTTCAATTTTTCAACTTCTTCGTTCATTTCGTGACGACCTGCTTTATATTTCTTACCTTGGTTTGCTGGTTTTCTTACATCAGCTCCGTAAGTTCTTGCAGCTTCATCAGCTTGAACTTTCTTACCACCAACCTTCTTTTCGAATGGTGCGTTTTCGTCTTCATGAACTTCAGTCTCATAAGGAGCGTCAGCATCTTCATGTACCTCTTTTTCATAAGGTGCATCTTCGTCTTCGTGCATTCCTTTTTTAACTGCCACTTTCTTACTGTAAGGTGCGTTATCTTCGTGAACCTCAGTTTCATAAGGTGCGTCTTCATCTTCTTCTAAATCGATTTCGTACATGTTTTCTTCTTCGCTTTCGTCTAGTTTAATGATGTAGTCGTTGTCACCATCATGGAACTCAACTTTGTTACCGTCTTTCTTAACTACGATACCATCTTCTGGTCTCATAGCTCTGAATACTTTGATTACTTCTGCATCAGAAGCACCAGTCATATCCATAACGTCTTCATCGTCAGAATCTACATCTTCTTCATCATCTGATGTGTCGTCTCCGCCGAAGTCTCCAAAAGATGTACCATCCATTGAATCTTCTTCTTCGTCTTCACCATCTTCAGAATCCATATCTTTGATTCCTTTTGCTGGTTCGTTATTATCGAGGTCTTCTATATCTTCAGCGTCATCATCAGCAGTTTCAGCTGAGTCATCGTCTGACATGTCATTTTCCTCTTCTCCAGGAGTTGTTTCTTCATCATCTGAAGTTACTTCCTCCTCATCTTCCAATGATTCTTTAAGCAAATCCTTTAGTTCTTCCTTCATAGTTGAAGCAAGTATACCTTTTGCGTTTTGCTTTACGGCTTCTTCTAATGTATTAATTTGAAGAAGTGCTTGTTCTAAAATGTTTTTTTCAGTCATTGTGAAATTTTATGTTTATTACCTTATAAATACTACGGAAATAAGAAAAATCTTATCTCCCTGTATTGTTAGCGCTAAAAAATTGGTTATTTACCTAAGAAACTATCAAGTTTTCCCATTAATCTTTTCATTCTGTCATCGACAACTGGCTTTTCTTGAATTTCTTCTTGGAATTGATCTCTCTCTGATGGATCGTTAAAAATGTATGCGCCAGGCGTTGATGGTGATGATACTAAATCAAAACAAACAAGTTCAAAATCCTCCTGAACTATGTTTTCACCTTTAACTTGTTTTAATGAGCCTACTCCACGAGAAGATATACCCAAAGTGGCTCCGTTCATTAATAACATAGCCGCTTGGTCCCCTTTCGTAGAAACGATTCCCATTTTTTTCCAACCCGGTGATGTGAATAATTTGATTTTTCCCATTAGCATTCTTCCGTCCCACCACGTTTCTAAAATGCTATGTGATACCCTATCTAAATCGATAAGGGATGATGAAGGGTGATTAAGCTCATTTAATGCGCTCCCCTTTTTAATAACTGACTGGTATTTTTCATTCTCTCTTTTAAGAATGGGTTCTGGATAAATCCTACCATTCTTATTTGGAGTATCATATTTTTGTAAAACAGCGTATAAAACTAAGTCTTTGGAATAATCCAAATCCATTGCTTCTCTCAACACTTGCTTATTTTCTTCTGGTGACACATAACCTGCGTCATACTCAACTAATATGCCGTGTCCAAATTCTTTCGGTCCTAATATCTTCATCTATAGATTATTATTTCTATAAATACCTAGATAAAGTTATTATTTCTTACTTTTATGAAAATTGAATAGTTTTTTGTTAGATAAACTAGTGTCTATTGTATTAATCAATATATCTTTTATAAAATTCTTTGTTTCTTTTGTCTTAACATCGAAGCCGTTTTCAACATATAACGTTATTTCTAAATTCATAAAAGATCTTTTTTCAATTTTTATACCCTTAGTCCTAATATCTAAATCCACAATACATTGTGATTTAAAATGTGGTGTTCTAAGCTCATAAACTTGTTCTTTGATTTTACGTCTAGTTTTATTGATCAACGAATCAAAGTCGTCTGTCTCATTTTCTGGTTGAATCCAGGAATTTAATTTTAAGTATATGGTTTTAAGATTCTTATGATCTACGGTACCATAACCGATCTTTACATCATTGTAAGTCCCTAATGGGATGTACTTACCAATTTTCATTTATTTTCTCATTATCTTTTTACATTATGGTGTTAGTTAAAAAATAACAAAAAAAAATTACAATTCAAAAAAAATTTATTATATTTGTAATATAATTATATTTTATGATAATAATTAATATAGCAAACGAAAAATCTTTGGAAAGCGCTTTAAGAACTTACAAAAACAAAGTTCAAAAAACTAAACAAATTCAAAAATTGCGTGCAAGACAAGAATTTGTAAAACCCTCAGTAATTAAAAGGGTTGAGAAGTTAAAAGCAATTTACTCAGAGAAAATAAAAAATGGACTTAATTAAGTCCATTTTTTAATTCTAATAATCTGTAATAATTGTACTTGGATGGCTGCATTTCTTTCACCTCTTTCTGCACATTATTTAATTTAGTGGCTAAATCTTCAGTGGCTTCTTTTAATAAGCCATCTACTTGATTTAATATTGATTCTTTTAGTTCATTTGTGTTAGTTAGCATTTCCGCATACGGAATTGATAAAATTTCTTTTAACTTTTCTTTTTCTGACTCTGATAAAGTTGCGTTATACAACACATTAAAGTTGTTTGCTAATACAGCGTGTAATAAACTTTCGTTAGGTGTTACATTTTTACTTGCAGACTCAACAATTTCTTTTTTAGTTGTTAAATGTTCAATTAATTTTCTTTTAGCTGTTACCTTTTTTTCTACGTTTGATAATTTATCGTTTTCGCTTAATGTATCAAGTGCTTCATAAAGCTCATTTGGTTCTACATTTGAAACACTAAGTTTAGTATCTAATGATTTACTAAATTCTTTAATTGCATCATTGTTTAATTTTAATAAAGGGCTCAAATTTTCAACATATAACTGAGCAACTTCTTTATCCTCAATATATTTGTTTTCTATTTCTTCGTAGAAAAGATACATTTCTTTGAAGTCTTTATTTTCTTTTATTGTGGATAAGATATCCTTGACTTCTTTCTTATTTTGTGTCGAATAAGATTCCGTTAATTTACTTAATATCTTAGTCTTTAATATCCCAAATTTGTTCATTGTTAGTCGTTTAATATGTCTTTTAATTTATTCTCTATTTCATAAATATTCTGCTGAGCGCGTTCCATATCAAATAATATATTTTTTTCTGGATTTGACTCATCTAACATGCTTAATATTTTAGATTTTTTTGATTTAATGAAATATGCTTCACTTAATGGACCTTCTCCACCCGTTGCCGGTGCCGCTTCAGCCCCGCCAGCCGCCATACCACCCATTGCACCACCCATTCCGCCACCGCCCGGTGCTTCACCACCTAATGCACCAGCCGCTTCCAGCTTCTCTCTTTCTTCCTCTGGAATACCATACTTAGCATCAACGTCATCAAACACACCAGAACGCTTAATAATGTTCTGAGTATTTGTTAATTCGAAACCAATAGCTCTTTCAAGACGTTGTTGTTGTAAGTCAAGTAATACTTCACTATCACTAAATCCTAATATGTTTTTCTTAGCCCATGTATGTGACACTGGTAAGATACCTACTTGTGATTGATCTGATGTTGCATCTTTATACAAAGTAACCTTCTCTTTCCATTGCTCAATTCTCAATAAATCAGATTGTGCGGATGGGTTAGTTAATGATAAACTAAAATTATTGTATTCATCCTCCATTCCTAATAGGAATAAGTGAATCAATGCAACTTTATTTAATTCCTGTATTAAAGATTTTTGAATTTTGTTAATTGTTCTAGCAAAACGGATATCCATCAACGCTAAACTCTTACCATCACCCACAACTTCTTCAAAACCTAAGAAAGCCTTAGGAATACGAAGCGCAGCTAACATCTTCT